GCTATCTGACGAGCATATATAGCATTAGCTTTCAATGCTTCATCTGTTCTAGCAAAGCCACCTGTCCTAGCAAACTTATCTCCCATGTCTAGTACAACTATGTCAGGCTTGTATGCTTTACATATACTTTCCACCCAAGACATATCACGATTAGATGCATCTTTGATATGTATGTTCTTCTTAACAGGCTCATACAATTCTCTAGCCTTACTAGGGTTAGCTTTTATCTGATGCATTGTCATGCCTGTAGCTGATGTAAGATACCTAGCTCCAACTCTGTGAGCTGACTCCTCATTACATAAGATGATACACTTAGCACCCTGATGAGCAAAACCATTAGGACTAGCAATCAAACTAGCATGAAAAGATGTCTTACCTGTATTAGGTCTAGCACCCACCTCAATCAGATGACCTGAGTTAACACCCTCAACCTTTCTAGTTAGGCAAGGTATATTAAATGTCCACCTAGCTTCAAGATCATTCCTCTCAAGCAATGTTTCTATACTAATGTCATCCCACTCAACTTTTAGGTTGGGAGTAAAATCATCCCCATATAACTCAAGAACATCACGAAGAGGTTCAAGCGTGGATTTAGTACCATTAACGTAGTCAAAGCCAAGATTAGCAATGTCTTCCCCAACAACCTGTTGAAATAACTTAGACAATACTTGTTGTGCAATATCTGTTCCAAGAGGTTGCTCCTTCTTTATCTGTAGAAACAAACTAGAGTATGCCTGTTTCTGTGCAGTAGTCATGGATGGATTGTTAGACATAAACAATGCTTCAATCTCATCAGGTGTTACTGTTCTCTCATATGTATCCATAGCTTTATCTATGGCAGTCTTAATCTTCCTTACGTCTTTACTGAATAGTCTATCAGGACACTTAGCTCCTCTGTTATCTTCATAAAAGGGCTTATCCATAAGACTTCTTATTAGTGATAATTCCATGTTGGTTACTCCTTTGGGGTTATTAGTTTTAGTTCTTCATAGTCACGTTCTTTCTTATACTTCAAGTCATCTTGTAATCGTAGCACCTTTACGTCATTCACGTATCCTCTTAGTTCTTTTGCGAATGAAAGTGTTTTGGGTAATGCATCAGGGTCTAGTGCTATTATAGCAGTTGAGAATTGCATAAGGTATCTTTTATGTGCTTCTGTTAATGATGTACCCAACACTGCTACCCCTGCATATACCTCATTACCTACTGCGATTGCACTTACACAATCCTCAACAACTACTGCCACCCTACCATTACCATGAATGAAAGGCAAGCTATTCTTTCCATATCTTTTCCACTTAGGCAATTTCTTACCAAGTGATCTGCCTGTAGCATCTACCATTTTGTGATGGACTATAGGAAATACTACTCTATCTTCTTTAACATCATAGTATAACTCTATCTTAGTTGTATCAATACCCCAAGAGTTACACCATGCCATTACGTTAGGTCTATTGTTATGAGGTACTATATGCTCAGGCAATACAAAATCATTTATGTCATCATCTAATACACGAGGGTCAATAGCATCTCTTATATCATCTACTGATAATCTTATTCGTGCTGAACCTGACATAATACAAGTCACCTTGTAACAGTTCCATAAAAGTGTACCCATATTATTGGTGACAGTAAAACTTTTATACCCATTACAATTAGGACAGTTAAATCGTTTACTCTCTCCAACACTTAATTGTAAGTCACTTACATAGTTATATATATTCATTTAAATATCCACTTATATGTTATATATGTTCTTTGCTCGGCACGTTATCTGTGCTTATAGCATACATTTTACGAGTTGTCAATGCATTTTTTGCAGAATCTAAAGTATTTTTCATATATGGTTTCACAGACTGTGGATTTGCATGACCTGTAACTGCCATAATCTGACCCATAGACACTCCTGCTTCAACCATTTCTGTAGTACCTGTTCTCCTTAGATCAGCTATCCGTAGTTCATCAGGCAATCCACATGATGTCATAGCATTTCTAGCTACCAATGATAGCCTAGTAAGAGTATAGGGCTTGTATGCTCCTCTAATCGCCTTTGGAGAGGGTGCAACATATTCTTGAAAGTCATAGTCATTTCTCTGTTGTATAAGCATTGCAAGTAAATCCTCACTAATAGGCAGATGAACTGTTGCACCTCTTTTGGATTGATCTAAGTTCAATACACCCTTGTCAAAATCTATTGAGGTAAACTTTAATAACCTCATATCTCCTACCCTCTGACACCATTCATATGCCATCTGAACAATTAAACCCATACTCCTGTATCTAAAATCTGAGTAACAGAAATCTAATAGTTGCATGATCTGATCTTTTGTCCATGTAACTTTTCTAGGCTTAGTAACCTTACACTTAAAAGTAGAGAATGGATTGCTCTCAGCATAACCCATCTCCATTCCAAATGAATAAACTTTCCTAGAGGTAGCACATATATGATTTGCCATATAAATGCCACGTTTTAGCCATAGTTCATACGATTGCCTAGCTAATGCACCTGTCATCTTATTGACATTAGTTGTACAAATACTAGTGCTATTAACTTTAGTACCTAACATTATAGCTAAACAGTTTGAATAATCTACTTTAGTTTTTACTGCTAACATACTGTAATCACTAGATAAATAGTACTCGTCTACTAAATTATTTATATTCATATGAACCAAGCCATCTGCAATAGTGACCCTCTTCAAAGTAATCGCCACACTCAACTTCAGCATTTACTATGGTAGCAAGATGATGTTCCATTTTATCTAACTTACATATCATGTCATAGTCTATTGGACACTTATCGTCTGTCGTTGCATTGATACTACGTAAGTCTTCAAGCATCTGTAGTATCTCTAGTGCTTCTTTTTCTGTTAGGTTGAGTATCTTATGTATCTCTTTTACTTTTTTCTTAGTCATTAGTATCTCCTTTCATACAATTCAAATAAATGATTATCACAAAACTCTTTTACTGTTTTTGCTTTTGGTTTGCTACCATCTTCATTTCTTATATCCCTTAGTAGCTTTTTTTCTACGTCTTCAATGCACGTAAACTCTTCATAATCTCCTACCAATGCTGTGTAATCTCCAATGCCATCAGCATCAAATCTTTCTTCATCATAGTAATACTTTAATATAAACTTGCTTTGCTTTTCAGCCATACTACACCTCCTGTTCTAATAGTTCTAATCGTTTACATAGTTCGTCTATGACTTCAGTATTATATTGAACACACCCATCACTACCTCTTAGCTTATGTAAGGCAAACCTTATCTCTCTAAGTTTTAATACTTGTGGTTCTTCTATTATCTCAGTATTCTCAGTTAAATTTATTGTAGCCATTCTTATTCTCCTTTACATTATGGTTGTTATACAACAGTATTGATGCATTTTCAATACGTTTGTTATATTTAAGTTGATAGCCTGTACCTGCTCCTAATGCACTAACATCTATTAAGTGTTTATGATAATGAGTTATGCTATCCCATTTATCTTTTAGTTGATTGCATATCTCATCATATTCGTAGTCACTTATTATAGGATCATTCATCTCATAGTATATATAAGAGTGCATGAGATAATAAGGTACTAACATATTAGGATTAGTTGTACAAATAGTATCTATACTTATTCTCCTTTACCTTTTTCTGCTGAATCTATTAATTTTATAACAGTATTCAAGCTATTAATTTCTTTTCTTAATTGATTATAATACCAACCTTTCTTCTTCTTCCTTATACCCTCTACCCTTATCTCATTTTGTTTTATAGTTAACATTGTAAATAAACTTCTTATGGTTGTACCACTATCTTTATTACTTAACATCTATATATACTCTCAAGTGAGTTGACTCATCTATGTTCTGACCATGACTTGTAACACCTGTTCCCCTTAGTTCAGGCTTAACGTGCTGACCTCTAACTCTCATCTTGTATGACTTCTTATTGAAGTACTTCTTCATATTGTCAACAAACTCTTGACCATCAGTATCATTTGGTATCTCGCTGAAAGTATAGCCACACCCTTTGATAACATCTTTTTTATAGAAAGCATCTTTCCAATACTCTGCCATCTTTAACTCATGCTCATACCTATCTTTCCATACACAATCATGTATATACTTTACATTAAGTTCGTCATACTTTTTCTGCCATACTTTCTCTGTTACTTCTGTATTACGAGAATCAAACAATTCATGATACTTTAACATCATTAAAGCTAACTCTTTCTTGAGTAACTTATTGTTATCCCATGCTATGTCATAGGCTTCCTTAGACACAGTTTGATTTCTGTCCACCTGTTCTATCTGAAACTTTAACTCAGCATTTACTTTGGTTAGTTCATCATAGCTACTCTTCTCCATCATGTTCATAGCTTTCTCTTTCCATGAATCACGTTGCCTAGATAACGATAGATTCTCTTGCACTAGAGGTACAATCTTACCCACTTGATGTTCATCATGCTCAAGTTGTTGAACAAGACGATGGGTTTCTAGATGCACTTCCTCATTCTCTTTTAGTATGACATCTATTCTATCTGATAGACGTTGTTTATCTTTTTCTAATTGCTCTATCTTTTCTA